TCACTACACCGACAATTATTGAAGGTAATAGTAATGTTCTAATTTATGCTAATGGTAAAATTGGTATTACTAGTTACGGACAAACAGATGTTTTAAGTATACAGTCAGATGGTACATCAGCAAATTCTACATTTGCAAACAATGTCATTGTAGTTGGTAATCTTACTGCAGGTGCATTACAAGGACCTTTATCAAATGGTACAAGTAATATTACAGTAGCTAATGATGCAAACATTGTTTTAACTGTTGGTGGCAATAATATTGCTAACTTTACAGCTACAACAGCTAATGTATTTGGTAATTTAAGTGTTAGTTCACATGTAATTGCACCAAATTTTGTTGGTGCGTTAGCCAATGGTAATAGTAGTGTTAATATACCTGCAATCAATGGTAATGTTAATATCAGCGCAATTGGTACACCAAATGTGGTTGTTGTAACAGATGTAGGTGCAACAGTCAACGGTTTATTAACAGCGAACGGTAATATAGTAGGCGATAATATTGATGGTGGAAACTTAGTTACAGCTAATTTCTTCAGCGGTGTTCTTACAACTGCTGCTCAACCTAACATTACTTCAGTAGGGACTTTAGCAAATTTAGAGATTGCCAATTTTATCACTGTTGGTGGTAATATTGATGGTAATATTATTATTGCTGCTAATGGTTTATATGGTCAATTACAAACTGCAAACCAAAGTATCATTACACAAATTGGTCAATTAGGTAACCTTACAGTTGGTAATGGATTTACTATATCAGAATTATATGCTAATGGCGACTTACTGACTACAAATGCAGTGGTAAGTGGGTCATTGACCGTTGGTGGTAATGTTCTTATTACTAATTTAAATTTAGCAAGTGGTTTTACTGCCACAGGGAACGTTACTGCAGATTATTTCATAGGTAATGGTTCACAGCTAACAGGTCTTAACGGACCATTGTTTAGAGCGGTTAATAGTGTTGCACAATCGTTAACATCAGGCACTACAAGTTTAATCTACGCAGCCACCACCGATAATATTGGAACATACTACAATACGGTTGATGGTAGATTCACGCATCTTGTTGCAGGGTATTATCAAATTAATGTTTCACTGTTACCTGAACTTGTTTCAGGCGTAGCTAGTGGATCATTTAGTGTGGCTTTATACAAAAATGGGTCAATAATTGCACAAGGACCTACGGTTGCTATAACACCAACATGGGGATTACTTGGATACAGTAATTTATCTACTTTATTATATCTAGATGGTGTAAGCGATTATATTAGCATTGGTGTGATTAGTTCTGTAATAAGTGGAACATGGCAAAGTACAGTTTCAGTACTTAATTATTTTCAGGCAGCTTGGATAAGAGAATAACTATTAATTGTTATGAACATTTTCCAATGCTCTTTTGAACAACGCTTGCGGGATTGGAAAGACTTAAGAAGTAAAGTATTAGATTATCCTATCCCCGATAAGTGCATTGCTATAGATTCATGGTGGCAGATGGCACCATTAGTAACCCATCATTTACACCCACTCGACCAAGAAAGTTGGCCTGATCCTTGGACTTTATTATCTGAAAACATGTATTGCCTATTGACTAGAGCATTAGGAATTGTATACACTTTGGAGATGAGCAAAATCAGTGATATAAGTCTTGTAATCGCAGACGATAAACAAGGCACAGAATGTCCTTTAGTCTTAGTAGATAGCGCAAAATATGTACTTAATTATTGGCCCAACACTGTATTAAATAATTGTCTCGACGATTTCAAGATTAAAAGACAACTCTCACTAGACTCAGCAAAAAGAAAAATAAAGTAGGATTTATTATATGACAATACACGTAATTAAGCGAGATGGATCTCGTGTTCCCTTAGATATAGCAAAAATTCAGCGACAGGTACAAAATGGATGCCGTGGTATCGACAATGTTAGTCCAAGTATGGTTGAAATTAGAGCACAAATTCAATTTACCGATGGTATGACAACCGAAACAATCGATAAGCTATTATTAAAAGCAATGGTAGACTTGATTGATGAAACCGAAAACCCTGAAACTAATCATGTTAATTACCAATATGTAGCAGGTCGCCAACGTGTTTCTATGCTACGCAAAGAAGTCTATGGGAAATATGAACCACCACGTTTATATGACATTATAAAGAAAAATGTTGAGTTAAGTATGTATACCCCTGACTTGTTAACGTGGTATACCGAACAAGAATGGGATACGATTGAGTTATTTTTGGATCATGATAAAGATCAAAAATATACCTATAGTGCGATTGAACAATTATGCGAGAAATATCTCGTGCAAAATCGTGCTACAGGTAAAATATATGAAACCCCACAAATACGATATGCTATTGCAGCAGCTACAGCGTTCCATAACGAACCAAAAGAAACAAGGTTAAAATATGTAAAGGATTACTATGAGTGTGCGAGTGATGGTCATTTCACTCTTGCTACACCTGTACTTGCGGGTCTTGGCACTACTACTAAACAGTTCAGTAGTTGCGTTCTTATCAGTAGTGATGATACCCTTGACTCAATCTTTGCCGCAGGAGAAATGATGGCAAAGTATGCGAGTAAACGTGCAGGTATTGGGTTAGAAATCGGTAGAATTCGTCCATTAGGTGCACCTATTCGCAATGGTGAAATCAAACACACAGGGTTAGTACCATTCCTTAAAAAGTGGTTTGCTGATTTGCGTTCTTGCTCACAAGGTGGTATTCGTAACGCAAGTTGTACCGTTACACTTCCTATATGGCATGCCCAATTTGAAGATTTTATTGTACTAAAAAATAACCAAGGTACGGAGGAAACTCGTGTACGACAGATGGATTATAGTATTGTTATCAGTAAGCTATTTTGGCGCAGATATAAAAACAATGAAAACATTACATTGTTTGACCCACATGAAGTACCTGATTTATATGAAGCATATTATAGAGATACAGCAGAATTTGAAAAATTGTATGTTAAATATGAGCACAGCAAGCATATTAAAAAGAAAGTTATTTCTGCTGAAGAAGTTTTTAAGAATGGTATATTAAAAGAAAGAACAGATACAGGGAGAATATATTTTGTCAACATTGATAATGTCATTGCACAATCATCTTTTGATACTAAAACAGACCCTATATACCAAAGTAACCTTTGCCAAGAAATTTTATTGCCAACTCGTCCATTCCAAAGAATTGATGACCCTAATGGCAGGATTGCCTTATGCACATTAGGTAGTGTTAATTGGGGTGTATTTAAAACACCACAAGATATGCGCAAAGCATGTCGTGTCCTTGTACGTAGCTTAAGTAATTTGCTAGGTTATCAAGATTTTCTCAGTGTACAAAGTAAGTTAGCTAACAATGATTTTGAACCACTAGGTGTGGGCATCACTAATCTTGCTTATTGGCATGCACGTAGAAATTACCGTTATGGTACACCTGAAGCACTTGCTGAAGTAAAACGTTGGATGGAACATCAAGCATTTTATTTGACAGAAATGAGTGTGGAATTAGCACAAGAGCGTGGTGCGTGTGGTCGTAGCGAGTATACCTATTACGGTAAGGGTGTTTTTCCATGGGAGCGTAGAGCAAATGGTGTTAATGATTTAACAGATTTTACACCAAGTATTGATTGGGAACCATTACGTGCAAAAATGAAACAGTATGGTATTCGTAACGCAACATTAATGGCAATCGCACCTGTAGAAAGTAGTTCTGTTGTATTGAATAGTACCAATGGCATTGAAATGCCTATGGAATTAATTTCTGTAAAAGAGAGTAAAGCAGGTAGTTTTGTTCAAGTTGTGCCTGAGTACAAACGATTAAAAGGTCGTTATCAATTAATGTGGGAGCAAACTGATTGTTCAGATTATCTAAAAACTGCAGCAGTTTTAGCAGCATATATTGATCAAAGCATAAGTACCAACACGTTTTACAATCCTGCGCATTATGAAGGAGGTAAGGTACCTGCTACATTGATTGCGAAGAATTTAATGTTAGGTATACATTGGGGTCTTAAGACATATTATTATTCATTGATTAATAAGATGGGCGCAAAGGAAGCGTTAAAAGATAATAACATCATTCCATTTACGCCACCCATTGAAGAAGAATTTTTAGAAGAAGATTGTGAAGCTTGCAAATTATAGGATATTAAATGAAAGATAAATTGATTAGTGCGTCAATCGCACATTTTGAATCACATATTATGAAACATTGTGTAAATATTGAAGTTATGTTGAATAACCCAATAGCAATACCTGAACACACGGATATTATGGATGCAATTGAAAAAGAATTAGGGTTAATTGCTGAATATGAAGATAAACTTTCTGTTCTAAAAAAGTATTTTAGAGGTGAGTAATGAAAGAAGAAGCGGTTGAAGCATTAGTAATTACACTAAAATCTGAAGTTGATGATATTAATGCTTTGTTGTCAAAACTATATGCACAATATGGAGTTGATGTGTTATTAAATTTTGATCATAACAATGGTTTGGGTATCGCACCAAAATTAAACGTTATGAGAATTACACAGACAGTGGATTATATAAGATGAGTAAAGAACAATATAATTTAAAAACAAAAGTTGATTACTTAAACCGTCATATGTTTTTGGATGGTGCAATTACTGTACAACGATTTGAAGAAGTCAAGTATCCAAAAATTGCTAAGTTTGAAGAAACCGCACGTGGATTTTTTTGGGTACCTGAAGAAGTTACTCTTACTAAAGATAAAATGGATATGAAAGATGCTAGCGAAGCTATCAAACATATCTTTACAAGTAATTTATTACGACAAACTGCACTTGATAGTATACAAGGACGTGCACCATCACAGGTGTTTACTCCTGTAGTAAGCTTGCCTGAACTAGAAGCATTAGTAAACAATTGGTCATTTTTTGAAACTAATATTCATAGTAAAAGTTATAGTCATATTATTCGTAACATTTATGGCGTGCCTAAAGATGTATTCAACACTATTCATGATACGCAAGAAATTATTGATATGGCAAGTAGTGTAGGAAAGTACTACGATGACTTGCATAGATTAAATTGTATTAAAGAAACCTCTGAGCCTCCATCTATACCATTTCTTGAATCAACTCATATCAAGGCTATTTGGTTAGCACTTAATGCTAGTTATGCATTAGAAGCGTTTCGTTTTATGGTGTCATTTGCGACAAGTTTAGCTATGGTGGAAAACAAAATCTTTATTGGTAATGGAAACATTATTAGTTTGATTTTACAAGATGAATTGTTACATACTGAATGGACAGCATGGATGATTAATCAAGTTGTCAATGAAGATCCAAGATTTGCTCGTGCTAAAGTTGAGTGTGAGAATGAAGTATATAGTATGTTTGAAGACGTTATACGTGAAGAAAAATTATGGGCAGATTATTTGTTCAAGAAAGGTCCTGTGATTGGATTAAATGCTGATATATTAAAAGACTTTGTTGATTATACTGCTTTTTCTAAGCTTAAAGATATCGGCATTAAATATCAAGGCAGTCATCCTAAGAGCAATCCTATTCCTTGGTTTAACAAGCATTTAAATGTTAACAAGAAACAGGCAGCTTTACAAGAAACAGAAAGCACAAGTTATGTTATTGGTGTAATGAGTGATACGGTTGAAAAGGAATTACTGCCTGAACTATAAGGCATATAATGGATTTAAAACTTGCTAAAAAAATACTTAATAGTATTAAGTGGAGCATGAACAGAAACAAAATAAGTCATAGACCTGTCAAAGATATTATATTAAGCCCACAAGATATTATAGAAATTTATAATAAGCAGGAAGGAAAATGTTATTGGACTAATGTTAGTTTAGATACAAAATATAATTATATTGCGTATCACCCACTTGCAATTAGTGCAGACAGAAGAGATAATACACAACCATATGTGAAAGATAATATCGTATTAACGATGAGAATATTAAATTTAGGTAGGCGTGAATTTCCTGAAAATGAATTTCCTAAAGTTATTGATCATTTGATGGAAAATTTCGCAGTACAATACTTGAATAAAAAGGAAAAAAATGAAAGCAATTGTATGGAGTAAGTATCATTGTCAATATTGTGAGCAAGCAAAATCTTTACTAAAACAAAAAGGTATTGAGTTTGAAGAACGTAAAATTGGTGATGGATATACCAAAGAAGAATTGTTGGAAGTTGTCCCCAACGCAAGAGCAGTGCCACAAATTTTTATTGATGGTGAATTAATTGGTGGTTATGAAGAACTTAAAAAGAGGCTAATGTGAATATTGAATTAGATGAGATTTATACGTTTAAAATGAATAGTGGCGAGGAAATTGTTGCCAAAGTAGTACAAGTGCAAGACAATAAGGTTATCGTAAAAGATCCTGTGAGTATTGCGCCTGGTCCGCAAGGAATGGGATTAATCCCAAGCTTATTTACAGCGGATCATGAGAAAAATATTACACTAAATACTAATAACGTTGCGTTATATGGTGAAACTGACACAGCTATACG